CACTGGACCTACCGGAGCAACTGGTCCCACAGGGGCTGCTCCAACCGTTCAAGGCCCAACAGGACCGCAAGGAGACATAGGACCCACAGGGCCAACAGGTTCACAAGGTATTCAAGGCCCCACTGGACCTACTGGCGTTATTGGAGCTACAGGCCCAACAGGCGCTACAGGTCAAGACTCAACTGTTCCCGGTCCTACTGGTCCACTTGGCCCAACTGGCCCGACAGGACCCACCGGAGCGGCCTCAACTGTCCAAGGCCCAACAGGTTCAGTAGGCCCTACTGGCCCCACTGGCTCAACTGGCGCGGCTTCAACCGTAGCTGGTCCCACCGGACCTACAGGCTCACAAGGAAATAGCATTACAGGCCCGACTGGCCCCACTGGTGCTCAAGGCGAACAGGGTCTGGCAGGTCCACAAGGTGTTATTGGTAACACAGGAGCCACAGGAGCCACTGGACCAACTGGTCCTACAGGCTCTACGGGCATGACTGGTCCTACTGGCTCAGATGGCATCCAAGGTCCAACAGGCAGCGTTGGCCCAACTGGCTCACAAGGTGTTCAAGGACCAACGGGCGCTACAGGTCCCACAGGGGCTACTGGCCCGACAGGTGCTGACTCTACTGTTCAAGGTCCTACAGGTCCCACAGGCCCAACAGGGGCGCAAGGCATCCAAGGTGTGGTTGGTCCAACTGGTGCTCAAGGCGTCCAAGGCATCCAAGGTGTTCAAGGCATCCAAGGGCCAACAGGCCCAACTGGTGCTCAGGGTATCCAAGGCGTTACAGGGCCAACAGGCGCTACCGGTCCTACGGGTGCTGACTCTACGGTTGTTGGTCCCACGGGTCCAACGGGGCCTCAGGGCATTCAAGGCATAACAGGCGCTACTGGCCCTACAGGCATTCAGGGTCCAACTGGTCCTACAGGACCCACTGGTGCTGATTCAACTGTGGCTGGTCCAACAGGTCCAACAGGCCCACAAGGCACAGATGGGCAATCGTCTAGCTTTTATGAATATCAAGCAGATACAACGCAAACATCTGGCACACCAACTTCCGGCCATTTGTTTTGGAACAACGCAACACAGATTTCTGCCACTGAAATTACGTTGAGTCACCTTGAGCAAGGTGGCATTGATATTGACATCTTTTTGTCTTTTGTTAAGACGGGTGACGTTATTGTTTTGCAAGATCAAAACAATTCAACCAATTACCAAAAGTGGGAAGTATCAGCAACACCTACTGTTGTTCCAAATAGCTATGTGACTTTTCCAGTTACATTGGTGACATCTGCTGGAACAGGAACAACAAACTTTGCCAATAACCATAATTTGCTGGTTGTTATCCAATCTGCTGGTTTGATTGGCCCTACTGGCCCAACAGGTGCAACGGGTCCAACAGGCGCAGATTCCACTGTACCTGGCCCAACAGGTCCGCAAGGTATCGCTGGCCCGACAGGTCCGCAAGGCATAGCTGGTCCAACGGGTCCACAGGGCATTACTGGACCTACAGGGCCACAGGGTATTCAGGGCGTAGCCGGACCTACTGGACCCCAAGGCATCCAGGGTGATGTTGGTCCTACTGGCCCACAGGGCATCCAAGGAGTTGCTGGTCCTACTGGCCCTCAGGGTGTGCAAGGCATTCAGGGCATCCAAGGTATCCAGGGTGTTACTGGACCAACAGGCCCACAAGGTATTCAAGGTGATGTCGGTCCCACAGGCCCTCAGGGAGTTGTAGGTCCTACGGGTCCACAGGGTATTCAAGGTATTGCTGGACCCACTGGCCCCCAAGGTGTACAGGGTATTGCTGGCCCGACAGGTCCGACAGGGTCGCAAGGCATTCAAGGGGATGTTGGCCCAACAGGACCCCAAGGTATACAAGGGGTTGTTGGCCCCACTGGTCCGACAGGTGCTGACTCTACAGTGGTTGGCCCTACCGGACCTACTGGCGACACAGGTTTGACTGGCCCAACAGGACCAACCGGACCTACAGGCCCAAGCATTACCGTTCAGGATGAAGGCTCAACACTGACAACAGCGTTGACCAGCTTGAACTTTACTGGTGATGGTGTTACCGCGACAAATTCGGGAGGCGCTGTTACAGTTGCTGTTACTGGCGGTGGTGGCGGTACTTCATCGCCTATCCCCAAATTACAATCTTGGTCAATTGGAGCAATGTAAATGGCACAGAACACAAACCCTATTTTCCCCTTAGTCCCCGAAGTATTGTGGGTAAGCGGAACAGCCGCGACCGCAGGTACTCCCGGCTTAACAGCCAACACAACGACCGACCTGACTGCTGGAACGATCTACGGCCCGATCTTTACGGCTGATGCCACTGATGGTTCACGGCTGGACTTCATCAAAGTCAGGCCACTCGGCACTAACGTGGCAACCGTGATCCGAATCTGGATTAACAACGGCGCAGCAACGACTACAGCAACCAACAACACGCTGTATCTTGAGCGATCACTATCTTCAACAACGGTATCGCAAACATCAGAACAGCCTGACATCATCTTGCCTCTGAACATTAGTTTGGCTCCGGGTTACCGTGTGTACGCCACGTTTGGTACTGCTGTGGCGGCAGGTTTCCACTTGACTGCTGTTGGTGGAGATTACTGATGTTTACCGGGTTCGCATCCGAAAACACGCCTGCAATTCAGGTGCATGACTTCTTTCAATCACTAGCCTCGGCAGGTGCGCTTACAAGTGTTACCTTGGCCGATGACTGCGCTCCAATTCAGTATTTTAGAACTGGTGGAACTGCCTCGCAGGTTGTTCGTGTTTATTTACCTACTTCGCCTGTTGATGGCAAACAAATAAGAATTATTAACGCTGCTGTTGGTTCATCAAGACAGTTTATTTCATTATTTACTTCAGATGTAACTACAAATTCTGGAAGTACAGGAACGCAATCTGTTTTAATATCTATTGGTCAGGGACAGACAGTTGATTTGTGCTATTTCAGTAGGCTATCTGGCGCAAACGGTGTCACTCCAGTTTCAGGTAATACGGGATGGGTTAGCCTCAATCAGATGCCTGCAAGCGCAAGCAACAACAACGCTGTAACTTTAGGCGGCAGTTCAAACGCATCTACGGCAGCGTTTGCCGCAGTACTGGGTGGTACAAGCAACACAGCTAGTGGTTCTTATGCTGGTATTGTTGGCGGTCAAACCAATACAGCAAACAACTCATCTTCTGGTGTTTTTGTTGGCAGTTCCAATACAGCAAGCGGTCAAGATGCTGCTATTGTTGGTGGTAATGGTCATATAGCAAGTGGCACAAGATCAGGATGTCTTGCTGGACGAACCAACACATCAAGTGGTGAATTTTCTGCTGTTTTGGGCGGTGAATCAAACATTGCACAAGGCTTACGGACTGCCACCTTGGGAGGTCAGTCAAATGGAGTTACTGGTGAAAATGCAGTCACAGTGGGAGGCGCTCTGGGGTTTGCAACGAGCAGTTTATGTGCATTGATTGGCGGTAGACAAGGAACAGCAAGAGCGATTGTTGGTAATTTTGTATACCCCGCTTCAGACGTTCCAGTTAATAACGCAAGAGGTAATCAGCAATTAGCCACCCTTTTGCTTGGGCGTCAAACCACAGACGCAACTGCAACAGTTTTAACAAGCAACACATCTGCTGCCACAACAACCAACCAAGTCATCCTACCCAACAACAGCGCCTACGCATTCCAAGGCACTGTCATTGCGGCAAAAACTGCTGCTGGCGACACTTCCTCATGGAAGTTTGAGGGCGCAATCAAGCGTGGTGCTAACGCTGCGTCCACTACTTTGGTTGCGGCTGTGACTCCAACTGTTATCGCACAGGACGTTGGCGCTGTTACGTGGGCCGTTGCTGTTACGGCTGACACCACCAACGGCGGCATAAAAGTGGAAGTTACTGGCGCAGCAGCAACCACAATCCGATGGGTGTGCAAAATCGAAACAACTGAGGTGACCTTCTAATGGCTCTGAAAATCTCTATCCCAACAAGCAACGTAGGCGTTCCCTTCACGGACGCATATGCCCGTATCACCAACATCTTTGGCAACAAGGATCAGGTGCAATACCAAGTGTCTGTGTCTGCCAATGCCGATGCTCGTGAAGCAAACGCACAGGAAGTAGCACAACACGCTTTTTACTGCGCTACTCCACAAGGCAACTTGATGGACGGTCTGTACGCTGACCTGAAGCTGCAAGTCGGCTTTGAGGACGCTGAAGACTGTTAAGTATGAAAATAGCCGTCTACGCCATCAGCAAAAACGAGGAGCAATTTGTTCAGCGTTTTTGCGATTCAGCCAAAGATGCTGATTTGATTTTGATTGCAGATACTGGGTCAATAGATAAGACTGTTGAAAAAGCATTGGAATGTGGGGCTAAGGTGTATGACATTTGCATCAAACCTTGGCGTTTTGACAAGGCAAGAGATGCTGCTTTGGCCTTGATCCCTGGTGATTTTGATGTTTGCATCTCTCTTGATCTTGATGAAATCCTTGAGCCAGGATGGCGTGAGGAGATAGAAAAGGTTTGGACAGAGCAAACCACTCGCCTGAGATACAAGTTTGATTGGGGCTGTGGGATTTCTTTCTTTTACGAAAAGATCCATCATCGTCATGGCTACCACTGGCATCACCCTGTCCATGAGTACCCTCGACCTGATGGCCGTATTCAAGAAATCTATGCCCATACGGACATGCTCTTGGTAAGCCACCACCCTGACCCAACAAAGTCCCGTGGTCAATACATGCCTTTGTTAGAGTTGGCGGTAAAAGAAGACCCTTATTGCCCTCGTAACGCCTTCTACCATGCAAGGGAACTGACCTTTTATGCAAGGTGGGATGAGGCCATTGTTGCCTTAAATAAGTATCTGCTGATGCCAGAAGCGACATGGCCCAATGAACGGGCTTACGCTATGCGGCTGTTGGGCAAATCCTATTCTGAAAAAAACAACACTACAGAGGCTTTAAAGTGGTTTAGGCTGGCTGTTGCTGAAGCACCGGGAACCCGTGAGCCTTGGGTAGAGTTGTCTGCTCAATGCTACAGGCTAAGTATGTGGGCTGAAAGCTATGCTGCCGCTAAGTCGGCCTTACAGATTACTGACAAGCAAGCCGTATACACAATGGACCCATCTGTATGGTCTGAAAAGCCATATGACTATGCCAGCATAGCTGCATGGAATCTTGGCCTTAAGGATGAGGCAGTTGATTTATGCAGAAAAGCCTTAGAATTCAATCCGACTGATACCAGATTAGTCAGGAACTTACAGCATATGACGGAGCCGGATACGGTAAAAGAAAATGTCTGATTACCAAAGATTGCGAACCCCATTTACATCAATGAGTTTTACTCCTGATGTGCCTAGCAATGCTTTGGGGACTACTGAATACAGTAACGGCCTGAATATTGAAGCTGATGTTCGGGGTATTAAAAAGGTTGGTGGGGAGGAGGAAATCCTGTCTGCCATACCTGGTAATGTCGTCTTTTACGAGGGTGGGTTTAGATCCGAGGCTACTTGGGTCTATATCGCCGCTACCCGTGAAGGCAGATGGTACATGTTGACTTCTAGTGGGATTACCAACATTACCCCTGGTGTTGGTGCTAATCCGTCTGTTGCCCTGTCTGGTTACTCTGATAACGTCAACATTACTGCCTCTTGGGTTGGTAATGTTTTCTTTATCAACGATGGTTTGCGTTCTCCTATGTATTTCTTGCCGACAAGGACAGAAATCAACATTTACGACACCGCTCCTGATAACTATGTCTGGAACTATGACATTGGCGTAACAGCAACTCGTGCTGGGTTTGTACGGAACTTTTGCTCTCCAAACGTGGGCAATATCTTGATTGCCGGAAATCTTACAAAAGACTTCTCAATTGGTACAACCGTAAATTACCCAACAACCATTCGTTGGTCACAAGCTTTTGCAAGCAGTGGTCTTCCTGAGACATGGATGCCAACACTGAACAACGTAGCCAACGAACAAGAAGTGCCTGTTCGTGGTCCATTGATTGATGGCTTCTTCCTTGGAGCTAACTTTTACCTGTGTTCCTATTGGGATACAGCAGTGATGTCTCCCATCTCCTATCAAAACAGTACAGCACCTGTTTTTGGTGTTCGTCTGTTTAACCAAGGCCGTGGGTTGATCAACAATAACTGCTGGTCAAATACCGATTCAAATGTTTATGGGGTTGATAGCCGAGACATCTGGGTGTTTGATGGGTCTAATTTTTCTTCCTTGGGCAACCAAAAAGTCAAAGATTACTTCTACAGTAATCTGTCCCCAACATACTCTGACCGTATTTTTATGGTCAACAACACCCAAAAGAACCAGATTGAGATCTATTACCCTGATCTGACTTCTACTGGTTGGTGCAACAAGATGATCTCTTGGCGGTATGACTTGCAGGTCTGGAATGCCCCCAAGAGTATTGCCAATGCTTGCATGGGTACAGAAGGACCTGTATTCGTGTCTGGAGCGTTCAAATACGCCTCACGCACTGTTGTGTATGCCCAAGGCTCTACAGAGTCTTCTAGACCCATTCAGACCAACAGAACCAATGCTTTCCGTGGTGCTGCTATTCCCACTTTGTTTGAGCGTACAAACCTTGTTTTGCAGACAGAAAAAGGGCCTGTTCCTTATTCGTCCAAAGTGTATGTACACCGTTTGCTTCCTGAGATTGCAGGAAGTGGCAAGATTGATATTACTGTTGGTGGTGCTAACTCAACTCAGCAAGCTCCTGTTTATGGAGCTTCTGGGACTGTATCTATTGACACAAATAATCCTTGGGTTACCACTCAACAGAATGCTGTTCGGACTGTTTCAGTTAAGGTTGAATCAAACGATGCCACTGATACTTGGAACATCACGGCATTGAACTGGCAAGCAACCATCGTTGAGGACGCTTTCTAATGCCATTCTTTCTTGACGGCAATCCAACGCCTGGGGAAATCTCAGAGGCTGTTAACTATGTCCTTGCGAACTTGGACGGTAACGTAGTTGCCAACCAAACGACTGGTCAAGTAATTGGTCCGTCTGGTGAAATTACTGGGTACTTGTATAAGTACATTTCAATCAAGTATGCCGACAGTTTTGATGGAACTTTGAATTTCTCAAATACTCCGACAAGCAGACTGTATTACGGTATTCGCAATTCTGACAGTTCTGTTGAATCAACCAACCCCGCTGATTACGTTTGGAATACAGTTACAGGTGGCTTTGGCACAACTTTGTTTCTTTGGTACATCATCCCCGGTGGTAGGCAAATCTCTTTTCAAGTAAGTGCCACACAGCCAAATCCGGGATGGGTGCAGGATTCTGGGACTTCAATTGATCTTGATTACTCAACAACGGCGGTAAATACCCCTGCAAACTTTGTCGTCATCCGAGTTGCAAACGACAGTTCTGCACCGACAAACGGTGAAGTATTGGCCGCAATTGGGCGAGATCCAATAGATGGTGACCTTTGCACTGTCAATTACAACAGCGGCATTGCATCGATTGTCTACAAGTACACAACTGGATGGGCTGTTTTTCAGAAGTACATCACTGGTGACTTGATTGTTGCCAACAGTATTGTTGGTAGCAACATTGCTGCAAACACAATCACTGCCGCAAACATTGCTGCAAATACCATCACAGCCGCTCAAATCGCCGCGAATACTATTACAGCCAGTGAGATTGCCGCAAATACTATTACAGCATCTCAGATTGCTGCAAACACCATTACTGCATCTCAGATTGCCGCTGCAACAATTACTTCAACTCAAATTGCTTCTGCCACAATATCGGCAGGGAATATGGCTGCTAACAGCATTACTGCTGCAAATGCCGCAATTGCTGATGCTACTATTACTACCGCAAAAATTGGCACTGCTCAAGTCGATACTTTGCAGATTGCTGGTCAAGCTGTAACCATTCCAGTTAGCGCTTTTACTTTAGCTTCTCAAGCTGCATTTAACAACACAACAGTTAGCTGGAGAACTGTTCAGCAATTAACCATTGTCGCGTCTGGTAACCCAATTTATATAACCACATCTGGCTCGGCAACTCAGGGTACTGCTGTTGGCATTGGTACATACAATGCTTCTTTTAGAATTTCCAGAGCGCCATCTTCAGGTGGAACACCAACTGCGTTAACAACAAATTCTGTTGGCAATCCTGCTTTAAACATTACAGATAACCCAGCCAGCAATACGTATAATTATTTTCTTCAAATATTGAATCCATACGATACAAGTGGCGCTGGTGAAGTTACTCCAACTATTAGCAACAGATCAATGTACGCCTTGGAGACAAAGCGATGAACTATATTCTGTATAAATCAGATACTGGTGAAATTACAAGAAATATCTCTTGCCCAGAAAACATGATTGAAAGCCAGTTAAATCCTGATGAAAGTTTTATTGTTGGAGTTGCAAATGATGAAACTCAATACATTTTACAGCAATCAATTGTAAACAAATCAGAAAAGCCAGATTGGTTTTATGACTACGATTATGAAACCCATTCTTGGATTGTCAATGAACCCAAACTAATATCGCAAATAATGCAACAAAGAAACAATTTGTTGCTTAGTTCTGATTGGACTCAGATTCCAGGCAACCCGTTAACTTCAGAAGTTCAAGAAGAATGGGCTGTTTATAGACAACAATTGCGGGACATAACATCACAATCAGGCTATCCGTTCAATGTTGTTTGGCCTACACAACCGGAGTAAGTAATGGGATCACCAATTTCACAAGTGGCGGCATCTACGCAGCCTCAAAGCAAAGGGTTTGCACCTTCTGCCCAACAGCCAACAATGCCCAGCTTTGCACAACCAGACGATTCTGGTCAACCTATGGGCAAAGGTTCCCGGGTGACTTACCCAGGCCAAGGTGGTCAGCCTAAGATGGGTCAACCAAATATGTATCCCAATACTGTTGGACAGTGGGATAATGCGTCTATTCAACCTCAGCAGTCACGTAATGGTGGCGGGAAAGGCAAGGGCTAATCATGGGCGGCGGAAAATCTAGTAGCACACAAGCGGCAACACTAACTCCTGAACAAAAACGGGTTCTTGCTGTTCAAACAGATGCCTTGGAAAAAACATTTCTTCCGGCTTACCAAAACACCATTGGTATGGCTGGAGGTGCTTATGGGCAAGCTCTTCCTGCTGCCACTACTGCTGCTCAAACGGCAATGGACGTTTCTGGCCGTGCTGGAGCTTTACAGGAGGCCGTGGGTTCTGGTTCTTATCTGCAAGGCACTCAAGGGCTTTCTAACCTCTTTAGTGACGACTATAAGGCCGAGCAGATTCAAGCCGCTTTGCAACCTGCCCGTGAAGAGATTCGTGAACAAATTGGCTCTCAGAACGCTATGTTTGGTGGTGCTGGTGGTGCTGGCTCTACTCGTGCTTTGTTGGCCCGTGAGAACTTGAGGCAACTTGGTGAGCAGCGAATGGGTTCTGTTGCCGCTCAGACCTCTGCTGGCGTTGAAGAGCGCCGTCAAAAGGCCGCAGAATCGTTGCTTACTGCTGGTCAAACAGGTCTTTCTGCTGCTCAACAAGCCGCTGCTGGCCGTGTTAGTTTGGCTCAAACACCTCAAGATGTTTTGGCAAAGTATGCTTCCGTTGTTTACGGTACGCCACAAGGATCTACAACGCCTAACTTCTCAGGTACACAAGGCAGTACAGGGTCTAGCAAGGGCTTTGGGGTTCAAGCACCTAAGTGGGGTTAAACATGGCTCAATTTGGAATTAACTTTGGTAACCCAAAAGGGTTTACTGATTGGACTAAATATGCCGGGTTTGATTCAAACAGACCCATGATTGGCATTGCTCCTCCACCCACAGGAGGCATGGCTCCAGTTTCTCCAACAATGGCACAAGTTGGTCAACGTGTATCTGACGTTGGCACTCAACTGGGTCAGGGAAACTTTATGGGTGCTGTAAAAACATTTCAAGGTGGCCCTGCTGTTGTGCCGGGAGTACCTGCTGTTGCCGCAAACAAACCAATGCCTGTTGACAAAGACGGTGATGGGATGATCTCGGATTGGGAGGAATAATCATGGCTGAACCAGTAAAACCACCAGAAGCAGATTTGGGTGCTATTCAAGTTATTGCCACTGGCATTGCTCCCAATGCAACTGGCGAAGATCGACTCAAGACCGCCAACCTGGTGAACAAGAAGATCACCAACGACACAGAAGGCCACATCAATACTCAGATGCAGCTTTTGCCCATGATTGGGGCTTTGATTGGCGGCAATCTGAAAGAGGCATACAACTACTACAACGGTGGTTCAACTCGTATTGAAGACGCTATCCATCCTACCCTTGGTCGTTTCCAACGTGAATACAACTCACGCGGTCCTACTGGTCGAATCTTTGATCAAAACGGCAAAGAGTTAGATGCCAACACCGTAAAGTCTTTGGACCAATCTGGTGGTTTGATTGGCAACACCGATAGAACAGCATTCTCTACTGGTGCATACCAAGCGGCCACTGAGAACCAAAAAGCATTTATGACTGGTTTGGCAAAGCCTGTTGCTGACCAGTATGCAAGGTCTGTAACTGTTGCTCAACAAGGTTCTGCTTTGCGTGATGCTCTTGAGTCTCGCCGTAGACTGGTTGCTGACAAAACTATGGCTCCTGTGCTTGAGGCCGTTGCTAAGTTACCTGCTGTTGACCGTCAGAAGTTGTTTGGTTTTGTTTCTTCTCAGACTGGCAGAACTACAGGCCAGACTAGTGAGCAAACAGGTTCTGAATCTGCAAACGTATTGCGTGGTCAAAACGTACAAGGCACTGTTGGTGGCAAGCTTGGCGTTGGAGCAGATGCTATTGCCATGCCCGGTGGTGGTGTTGCTGGTGCTGCAATTCCAAACGTTGGCATTTCTGGCTCACGTACTGCTGGTGGCATGACTCAAGCAGGTGCAACAGGCACTTCTGGTGTTGCTGCTGGAACAACTGCTGGCACATCAAGCAGTATCCAACAGAACGTCTTGAGTGAAATTGCTCGTATTACGCAAGGTGCTATCTCTACTCCGCAACAGTTCCAAGCTTTGCAGTCACTTGTCCAGACATCTGACTTGTTGAGCAATGCTGCTGCCAGTATGAGGCCTGAAGACATGGCTCCTGGTGCTAAAGCTTTGGCTCCAGTCAATCCATTGTTGAACAGCAGAATGGATGTTGTGTCTCACGATATTGATTTCCAGCGCAACAATGCTTTAAATGTGGCTTGGAATAACTATCTTGCCAGAGAGATGCACTCCAATATCCGCAATATCAATCCTGAAGCGATTGGTGAGTTGCGAGACAAATTCCTCAGCACCAAGACATTCAAAGCCATCAACCGCACATACGATTATGAACTTGATCGTGCCAAAGGCAAGAAGCCTGAGCGTGAAGAGGGCGCTGTTTACGTTAACCGTAACAACCGTTTGCAAAAATGGGTCAACGATGATTGGGAGGCAGTAAATGCTCGATGATATTGATTACAGCGATCTGACCTCTTCTGCTCCGGCAGAGGCTAAACCTGCAAAAAAGTCTACGATCAATGAACGCAGGATGTCTGCTAAGTCGCAAGACAAGCCAACTCCTAAGCCAATTGACACCGAGGCTTTGGCAGAAAAAGCTGGTCAACTTGAAGCACAAATGGGTTCCCCTGAAATCAATGATCCATTGGTTCAGTATGGGTTGCCCGGAATGGGTGTGTTGGGTGGCCTTGCTGCTGCCTATGGCCTGTATCAGGCATCTAAAAACAAGCCTCCAGCCCCCGGTCCTGTTCCACCTACACCTCCTGCTGGTCCTGATTACAACGCTTACAACTCTCCAGCATACTTGCGTAACCCTCCTCAAGCACCAGTTGCTGCTCCGGTTGCGCCAGAAGCTCCTGCTTTGCCACAGCAGACCAATCTGACTCCTGAAGACATTCAAGCTCGTGCTGCTCAACTCAAAGCTTTGGAGCCTCCTGTTGCCACACCAATCAGCGCTGCTCCTGTTGATGCCCCTGCCCCAACACCATCTGCTGCCCCAAACTCTCCTGTGACCAGTGTTGTCGTAGATGAGTTGAAGGAAATGATTCAGGAAGACACCCCTAAGCCTATTGCACCTCCTCAAGACTTGGTTACTGGTACTGGTAAGCCCGCCTTTGCTGGTCAAGGTCCAGAGGCTGCTTTGAACAAAAAGGGTGAGCCTAAACTTAAGCCTGAATATCCAAGCATGGAAACTGTGCCTCGTGGAATGGCTTTTGTTCCCAACGCTCAGTACATTGACACAATGCGTCAAAACATTGGTCAACCTGATTACACCAGCATATTTACACAGCGAGACTTTCCACTGACAAACGAGATGGCTATTGAGCAATCAAAAGAAATTAATCGTTCGTTGGGTAGAGCCACTCGTGCTGAAGCTAAAGCTGCTGGTTTGCCACCTGCTGAGATCACTCCCGGCATCACCAAGAAAACCTCTGCTGGTACTAAGCCTGTACGGGTTGCCGGTACTGTTGGTGCTTTGATGGCTATCAGTGACCTTGCTAAAGCTGACACTCCCGGTCAACGTGGCATGGCTGGCGCTAACCTGCTTGAGGCTGTCTTGCCCCCAGGATTCATGATGGGTGGTGCTGGCGAAGGTTCTGATATGCCTCCAAGGGAAAGAGATCCTAGAATGGCAAATATCAACATGACAAATGCCAGCATGTTTGCTCCTGTCTCTAATCCTTTGTTGACTGGCAGTCCTTACGCTCAATCAGAGCTTGCCAAAAGAAAACGGCAAGAAGAGGAATACATCCGTAAAATTGGGGCTGGTCGTGGTATCGCTCCCCCATCTGCTTATCAGAGATAAATCATGGAACAAGAAGTCTCTCACGCTGAAATTTACGCCCGTCTCATCTTGGTTGAAGAGAAGGTTGACCGTATTGATCAGAACACTCAAGGTGTTGTTGCTGCATTCCAAGCAGCGTCTGGTGCTTTTCTAGTCCTTGAAACCTTGGGTAAGCTTGCCAAACCAATCATCTACATTGGTGGTGTGTGTGTAGCTATTGCCATTTACTGGCAAACAGTTAAAGATCATTTCAAATGAAAGACTGGGCCGTTAGCTTTATTGCTGCGGCCCTTGTTGTGGCACTGATCGTTTGGTGCGCCAAAATATTTATTGAGGTACTGCTGTAATGGACCCAATTACATTGGCTCTTGCTGGCATGGCTGCTGTTCAAAAAACAGTTTCCATGATTAAAGAAGTGTCAGGAACAATGGATGACGTAAGAAGTCTTGGTCCATTGCTTGGCAAGTATTTTGAGCAAAAGCATCAAGTCACCAAGGCACTAGACCAAGCCAAAAGCAGTGGTGGCTCCAACATGGGCAAAGCCATTCAAATTGAGTTGGATCTGAAGGCGCAGCGGGACTTTGAGGAGCAAGTCAAAGGACTCTTTTTCCCTAACAACATGGATGTATGGAATGCCATCATGGTCCGTGTTGCTGAGATGAATAAGCAAGACAAGATTGACCAACAATTAGCCCGTGATCGTGCTTTAAGAGCCAAACAAGAACAAGAAGAACTTATTGAGATTCTTATTATTGTTGGCGGGGTGTTTTTGGTTTTTATGTTGGTAGGCTTTGGGGCTTATTTTGTATTGAAAGGTTAATCATGCTGTCACTTATTTCGACCCTGGGGGGTCTTTTAATTTCTGGCTTACCAAAACTGCTTGAACACTTTCAGAACAAAGCTGATCAGCGTCATGAGCTTGCCTTAGCCCGTGTTCAGACAGAACGTGAGTTAGCTTTAGCTGCTGCTGGTTTTGCTGCTCAAGCAAAGGTTGAAGAGATTCGCACTGAACAAGTTGCCATGCAGTCTGAGGCACAGATGACTGAGGCGGCTCTTAAACACGATGAGAAGGTGCTGGAAAAGGCAAGCCAATGGGTAGCCAGTTATGTGGGGACTGTACGTCCTACAGTGACCTATATCTTTGTCATTGAGTTGGTGTTGGTCAATGCGTTCATGTGCTGGTATATGTACCATCACCCAGGTTTGATTCAAAACATTGATGATGTGATTCGCTACTCTGAACTGGTGTTTAGTTCGGACGAGATGGCAATGCTTGGAGGCATCATTGGGTTTTGGTTTGGTTCACGCAATTGGGCTAAGAAGTGAAGTTAAGCAAA